GTCTGATGGTTCCTTTGAAGTTAAAACAGACCGATACCGCAACGGGCGAATGGTCCTAGAGATGACTCATAATCCACGCAAGAAACTGGATGATGAGGGTAAACCGTTATGGACCCCTTCGGGGCTTGCCATAACAAAAGCAAAATGGTGGGTATATGTTTATACCTTGGATGGCTCCTTTGTGATAGTTAGCACGGACAGAATGAAACGATACTTAAAAGCCAACAAGGAGAGATTTAATCCTAAGAAATACCATTCTTTTGCATGGTCCTCCAGTAACCCGTCAAAAGGATATTTGCTGGAACCCGAAGATGTTATGGACATGATGATTAACACGGAATACGATGAAGTACGAACCAACAAGTAAAACGGGTAAAACCGAAATAGAATTATTGATGCAACCGTTTTCGGTTACACATGATGAAACCGATTGGGAACTAATTGAACTCATACAAGAATCATTGTCCACGCTAAGTGAAGCAGACCAAGACGCATTACATGGCATATACTATTTGCGACAAACATATCAGGACCTTGCAAGCGACCTTGGCATCAAAGCCAAGTCGCATGCGTGGAGAAAAGTTGACTCAGCGTTAAAGAATCTACAAAAAGCATTATTGGGAAACGAAAAGTTCGTTGAAAAAATGGGAGAAAAATATGACATCTAAATATGGTGAAACAGGAACAAGATACGAGATTGGTGAGGGAGAAATTTTTGTTGACGAAAAATTTATTATCTCAACACTCATGGCATTAATATTTGCTATTTCACAATCCGATAAAGAACAAGCCGAAAAAATTGAATACCTAGCAGGGAAACTATATGACGAAATCAAAGAAGTTGAATCTGACAACACTGAACGAACAACTGACACTCCTGCATGAAGAACTAGTACAGGCTGGCGCACCAAAAACAGCAATCAGACGGGTTGAGGACATCTCCGTATCTGTTGCATGGTTGGATAAACATGCCAAAAAATTATAACCCAGACTTCAACCCAGACGACATGTCTGAACTTGAAGGCATCTTTGCTCAAATGATTGAAGATAACGAAACAGGTTTCGTTATGGAATTCATAATCAGCAAACTTGCTGCCAAAGAACTAGTTGAACTATGGCTAGAAGCATGCCTTGGTGATGGCTCCGCATTAGCGTTATCGTTAAAAGAATACGGAAAAATTATGGCAGAATTAGCGGAGGCGTTATCTTCGGAGCCTTGGTAGTTTTCTTTTTAGTATCAGGCAACTCTTTAGTTGTTGTCATACGACCAGCCTCAACCTCATTAGACAACCAGTCACGAATCGTAACAGCGTTACCTACAGCCTGAGATTCCTGCTGGTCAGGACCAACATACCTGATAGGAACACCAAACCAGTTAGCAATGTTGCCCAACATACGCTCCTTGTAAGAACCCTTACCGCCAGTGAAACCACCGCTAACACGGTTCATTTGACCCAATGTTGGGAAAACATTTTGTGCAGTGTAAGGAACCTTTTCGTTGATAACAAGACCACCAGTCTTAGGGTCAATGCTAACCAAAGCCTCACCACCAACAATTTCTGCGATAGTAGCCAAAACATATTTATCAACAACACCTTCAGCAGGAACCTTAGTGTCTTTGAACGGTCCAACATCAATACCTAACTGACGGTTAGCAATAAATTCGGCAGGCAACTTTATAACAGGCGCAAGTTGACCAATCAACTTCGCAGGATTAGTGAACTGTTCCAACTGTTGTTGCAAACGAACCATAGGCAAGTCAGGTGTCATAACCCACTGACCACCCTTCTTCGTCATAGGAATATCAAACGGCAAGAACGGAACACTTCTGTCCTCTTGGTCAACACCAGCAATCGCAATTGGGTTATAGTCACCCAACCATGTTGGCATCAAAATGTCTGCACCAACAGGGGACGCTTCAACAACACGATTATAAGTATTGTACGCTGACGGATGCACCAACTGTTCAACCATCTGCAACGGCACATTTCGGCTTGCCCAAATCCAAAACGGAACAACCCTACGAGCAATCTCATCCAAATTAGACAAATCACTATAATCAAAATGGTAACGAACAAGACGAGCGACACCTTCATCATAAGTTTGTCCACGCTTCAACGAATCAATTGCCATTGGAAAACGCACAGCCCGTTCAACGAAATCGTTTTTGCGACTAATGAACTGTGTAGCCTTGTTGTTGATAATCTTTTCGCTTATCTTGCCACGCAACGCTACGCTTGCGAGGTCATCAGAAACACCACGACCTGAAGCCTCAGTCATTTTCCATGCCCTCTGATACAAGTCACGCTCAGCAGGGTCCAACTTGGACAAGAAACGCATCCAAGCATCTTCGCCCTTGCCGATGGCACGGGCGGCACGGAAACCGTTAATGATTTCCTCGTGACCCACACCAGCAATATGGTTCATAAATGTTGCAGACATACCGTTACGAACAAAGAACCCGATAGTACCAGTAGCATAAGTTTTGAAGAACTGCACACTGTAATCGTATGCCTGCAATAAATTGTTTTGATTAACCTTAGAACGCAACTTCTCCAAGTTTGGTTTCCAAACACTCATAATCTCATCAGGCATCATTACACCAAGATTAGTAATCTCAGTCCAACCATCAAGAGTGTCATCAACCAAACGACCAACCAAACCGCTTTTCATCAACTCTAGTTGACGCTCAATATTTGGGATAGTTACACCTTCCAGCAACGCAAGTTGCGCCTCATCAGCATGCAAAATGTTTGTAACACGCTCATACGCTTGGCGAACACTAGGGTCAACAATCGTGTCAATAGAATCCAAAGACCTAGAAACCTTTCTAGCCCAAGAAGCAGACTGCATAGCCGCCGCACCCTTAGGTGGGCGAGCAGTAAGAAGCAAATGCAAATCCTGAATATCTTTAGCAAGGACAGTACCAACCGTATTGTTCCAATCCTTCAGAACTCTTGCCTGATTCAACAACATAGGCAAACGCTCTTTATAACCAGCAACACCATCAATCTTTGGACCACCAGCAGAACCAATACGAGGAATACCCTCAGAACGATAAACAGCCTCAATCTCGGTTTCCAACGAAGCCAACTTTCGTTCAAGTTGACCTTCCATTTTTACCAACTGTGTTTGTGCCTGCTCACGAGTAATCGTTTGCTTAACGCCACCAATTTCAATCTCAACTTTACCTGTCCGTGCTAATACCTCTTTAGCCTTTTCAGTTTTGGTCAGACGCTTAGAAGCGGCTGACTTTAAGCCACCCTTCTTCTTACCCAAAGAAGCAAGTTCTGCTCTAGCATCAGCACTAGTTAGTGCGGCTTTTTCAAGTTCAACAATTTCTTCTTCCTTGGCGGCTTTAGCCAAACTGGTTTGCAAACTAGCCTGCTCATAATCGCCATCCAAAATGCTGTTAACAAACTTGTTTCCCTTAACAGTTTGCACAACATCGCTGGCATTACCACTTGCCCGTGGGAAATTATGGTTGTGTGGAAGAATGACAGCAAAACTGTCATCCAAAGGACCAGTATCATCAATCAACCTAGATGGAATCAACAAACCCTGTCGTGGGTCATTCGGGTCAATGCTTCTGCGAAACGCACTAGCACCAAAAACTTCTTCCATAATTTCTCTAGCAAAAATGTCAATATCTTCAGGGTCAACCAAGTCAGGTATTTGACGGATAGCATCATCAATTGCTTCAAATACTTCAACAATTTGTTGGTCAGATATAATGTCATTCGGGCTTAAACCCATTGTGTTGAAACGAATAGTGTCAACCAAACCAGCAATATGTGGATAGAACTCCTCTAGTTGAGGGTCATATGCGCCAGTCTCAATCAACTGGCGATATGCAACAGAAAATTCTTCACCTTCAAGTTGTAAACCTTTTCGTGATAAAGCAAAAGCCAAATCCTCACCAAAGTTATCAGGTGAAAAATAGTCCAAGAAATCTGCTGGTTGACGCAAGTCAACCAATTCCTTTTCAGGGATAGCATGGACAGCAACCGAGTCATCACCATTAGCGAAACCAGCATCTCGTGGGCGTGTACGGAAAGCCTTGTAGCCAGCCTCCTCAGGCAAAGCAATCAGGTCATCTGACGAACCATAAATCAAACCATCATCAGCGTAAGTAGCCTCAGCCTTAATGCCTGCAATCTGGCTGTAACCACGCTCAACATTTTCTAAGTCATAATAATCTGATTCCAGACCTGCTCGCATCTGGGTAAACTGTGGTCCGTCTGGCAATGCTTCCATTTGCGCACGCAACTGACGCATCCGTGCGTTAACTTCACGCAACTCACGGGTAGCAGGAACACCCTTTGAGTTCATAATCTTTTCAGCCAACCACTCTGGGCTGCGACCAGCCAAAGTTGTTGGATTATGATTAGGGTATATTGTTGCATAAATGTTACGCAACTCAATAGTCGCTGCATAACGCTCAGGGTTATTAATTGCTGCACGCAAGTTCGTTAACTCATCCAAAAACACTGCATGCAAAGTTGGGAACTCTCCACGCTTAGCCGCTTCAATAGAAGCCGCACGAACATTAGCCGCCGTCAAATCAGCAATAGCAGAATCCAACCTACGGGTCAACCTAGCAATTTCCTGTGTTGTCATTGCCTTCTTGGCTGTTTCACCGTTAAGGAACTTGGTGGCATACCTGACACCATATTTGCCCATGTCCTGCAAACGAATAACATTTTCTTGTACACGAGTACGCAAGCGTGTTTGTGTTTTCAGAATAGTGCCATGCACACGCTCTAAGCGTGTAACAAGTTCTGCATCGGGGACAATCTTTTTGATTAACGGACGAATAATATCAGGGTCACCGAAATCAAAAGCCCGTCTAGCAAACGCAACTTTGCCTTTAACTTTTGAAATAGAAAACGCATAACTATCCAAAATGGAAACCATATCGGTTTCAAAAAACTGCAAACGACCTAAACCCTGTGCTTGAGTAGCATCACCAAAAATCTTGTTAATTTCATCAACAGTACCAAAACGCACAGGCTGACCCATAAAGGTTTCAAAAACAACCTCACCAGTATCAGGGTCAACAGATTCCCCACGCAACTTACGATACATCAAAGGACCAGTATTATCGGTCAACTCCTTCAAAGTAATGTCAGTACCCTTCCATTCACCTCTGCCCAAACTGCGTTGTCCTTGCTCAGACATCATCCATTTACGAGCATCAGGAGTAACCTTGTGATGCAAATAGTCATCAATAAAACCAATTTCTGTAGTATTAGTTCCAAAGTCATCACCGAACTGGCGTATTTCCGCATTAGCGGAATTACGCAACTTGTCCTGCCATGTACGAATATCTAAAACCAACTGTTTAGTTTCATCAGTAATAGCCCTAGAAGCCAACATTTCTGATTCAGGCATTTCAACATAACGATAAATGTTTATTGCTTCAGCATCCTTGGACGCAACACCAACAGCCCTAGCGGCTTTGTTACGCAAACCTTTACCAACCAAAGCCCTCTGTCGTTGAGCCAACTCAACAAGTTCTTGTTGTGCTTGGCGATACGCAACCGATGTTGCACCTTTAGCATATTTACTTGCAGTAAATTGAACTATGCTTGGACGAATTTGTTCATAATCCAATCCCTGACCAACACGGCGACCAAGACCCAACGCCTGAACACCCTTCAGACTTTTTGGTGTTGTAGCAGTGACAAGCCCACGAACTGGATTATATTTTCCAGCCTGCAAAACATCACCAATAGCGGCACGACTATAAGCAAAAGCGGTTTCAGCCCCACCAGTTTTTGGAATAATTTTGCCAGCATAACGAATACCAGAACCAAGGTTTTCGGCTTCACGCAAAGCCTTAGGGATACCAGACACACCATACCTAGTGATACGGGCAACATCCACAGCATCGTCACCATACTTTTCAACCATGCGTATCGCCAATGCGACACGACCTGCACGACCAGCATGATTCAACGCACCAACACCAGCATAAGTTAACGGGTCAACCATCGCCCCAACATAAATAGTTGAAAACAACTTTGATGCAGTTGACTTATCAGCAAACTTTTCTTCAGTGAAAAACGGATTATAATGGTCCTCACGACCAGCGTTAGCAACAAACCTATCCCAACTAGGTGCATACTGGTCAGGGTTAGACAAAATCTTAGAAGTCTTACCTTCATCACCATAACCACCAACACCCAATAAACCAAAAACTTTTTCTTGTGCGGTAAGTGGTTTACCCGTTTGTTTCTTTTGTTCAAGTTGTGCGCCCTGAGTTTGAAAAGCACCCTCAATTTCGTTAGCCGCAGACATCGCCGTATTCGTTAAAGGCTTAATCAAATCAGCCCACTGGTTCATAGCATAAACTGGACCAGCAATAACCTTTTTAGTTGCACCACCAACAGCACCAATAATTCCACCCCATGTGCTAGGAGCAGGTTTACCTTCAGCCTGTTTCTGAACCTCAATAATAGCCTTAATCTTTTGGTCCTCATTCAACTTCGGGTCTATAGCAATACGGTCAATAGCCGTCTTTAAAGTTGCATCCAACTTTTGACGGTTAGTACCCTCATCTTCCTGAGTTGCTTTTGGTTTAATAACATTCCCAATAGCAATACCTTTACCAACATAAGGTTTAGGAATATTTAATGGACCACGAGTTACAGCCATTAAAATCCTCCACGGCGAGCCCGTAATGCATCAGCCTGCTCTTGTGTGAGAAAACCTGCCGCAACAGCAGCGTTTTCAGCAACACCACTAGTTGCAGGGCTGGTTGCAGGACTAGTTGTACCAGTAACTTTGTTTGGAACTGCAACCCAATTCATCCCATTCCATTCCCAATGCATGCCAACACCAGCAGGAGTACTAGGCTTAGGACCCTTTACGCCAGTTGTCTCAGCACCATCAGTTGGTTTAGTATCACCAGTAGTAGTAAGCGGAGCAGACTCTGCTGTAGTTTTAGCCTTAAGTTCTATAATCTTAGACAAAGCATCATTCAACTGGTCCTCAACACTAGCCTCGCTGCCAGCACGAGCAGTAGCCAACTCGTTCAACATCTTAGAATAATCTGACTCAATACCAGCAGTAATTTCTGGTTGACGCTGACCCAAGAATGTGCGACCAGCCAAACTACCACCACGAGCAGCGTTCTTTAATGACTCCAAATAGTTTTGTTGAACATCACCATAACGAGTAGCCGACTGCGCTTGTAACTGATTCATAAAGTCATTCAATGATTTGTCCATTGCCGACTGTGATTGAACAGCACCTTCACCAGCACCCTGCTGACGCAAAGCCTCCAACAAAGGATTCTGTATAGCCTGCATATCAACCATCGGCATATTAGAATATGCTGATGTTGGTTTAACAGCGTTCAAAAAATCAATCTCAGCCTGAGAAATATCAGACTGACCCTGAGTAATTAAACCTTCCAAAATTTTTAGTTGTCGGGCTCGCTCATCATTAATTTGTTTTTCCTGAGGGTCATAAACATCACTAAGGCGACCAAGCGCTGCTGTCCTAGCATCTTTTGCTTGTTGTTCATAATCTGCAACAGCCTGCATACCTGACGCATAAGCCAACGCACGGTCCTGAGCCTCTTTCAAAGCCTTATCTGTATCTGCTTTTGCTTTAGCAGTTGTTGAAACAGTACCCTTGCCAGTATCTGCTTTAGGTGCAGCAACCGTTTCACCAGTAGTTAAACTAACACGATTTCCTTTACCCTTATTCGCACTAGGGTCATACGCTCCAACAGTTGCTGTAGGGATTGATAACGCACGACCAGCCTTAACAAGATTCTTTTGTGCAGCAGAACCAAACATCCGTTGCTTATCAAACTGTTCCTGAGTAGCAGCATTACTAGAACTAGCCAACGCCAAACGAGCATTTCTTTCCTCATCTGATTCACGAACCAAACGACCATTCTTATAAACAATACTCATAACAAACCCCTAGTAACTTTGGAAAGCACGCAACTGTGTTGCGGCATTTATAATGTCACGCTGCTTCTGCAAACGCTGTTCAGCCAAATATGATTCCAAATCAGCCTGCTGCATAGACTCATCCATAGCAATCTTATTTAACTGGTCTTGCATGGACATCTGTTCAGCACCTAAACGGGCTTGAATACCAGCCGCATAATCCTCTAAACCTTTACGAGCAATACCAGATTGCACATTAGGTCCAGCCAAACCACGGCGACCATATTGAGAAACTGTTGGGTTGAATCCCTGTACACCAGCCTTGGTGATGTCAGCAATTTTGCGTGAGCCACGCTGCTGACCTAAAAAGGCAGCCTGCTGATTGGCAATAGACCGCTTCTGCCTTCTAGCAATCTGAGCAGCCTCGCTAAGCCCGAAATCCTGATAATATGCGTCTGTCATGCTCACATTAATACCTCGTTTGTTCCTTGCTGTTCAAGGTGTTTCTATCTTTTAAAAAATCTATTTCTTCTTGCATCCGACCTAGTTCAGCCTGAAGTGACGAAAAGATGCGTTGAAGCGCATCTTTATCTGTCCCGACCAGCACGGACAAAAAGGGGGTTTGCCAACCAACTTTCATTAACCCTTAACCCTTCGTGCTTGATACTTGTAACCGATGCTGTTTACGCCCCACTTTTGGCTGCTTGGACCAATAAATTCTAATTGAATAGACCTTGCTAAACCAAGGTTGCGTCCAGAAATAACTTTAGAACTAATAGCACCACTAGCCCAATCTTCACCCCATACACCAGTACCCCACAATATCGCACTTATTGATGGGGTTTGGGTAATGTTAAAAACTTTTTGTTCGTTATTTTCACCTTCAGCAAAATCGTGATAAACTTTTACGGTAATTGATTGTGAAATGTCTGATTCTTTAACAACAAAGTCAGGTCTGCGAAACATTTTCTTTTGCATATAAGACCCACCATCAAACCAGCGTGTCTTGTAATATGATTCAAAAGCGGTATCGGTTCCAGCAATATTATCTGTTTCCTCGTTAAAGATGTCAACCTTTAAAACATATGCTTGCGTTGGATGGCACATCAAACGATAATCTGCTTCATTTGAATCAGTCCAGTTACATCCACCAACCAAACCATAATCGTCACTGGTAGCAAACATTGTGTAAACACCACCACGAATAGTTGGGTCCAAAACAAAATTAACTGTTGGTGTTGTAACTACCGAATCTTTTGAATACGGTGCAGAAACCCAAACACGGCGACCAACCCAAGAAACGCTAATTGATTCATGGTCTGCTGGATTAATATAATTTAAGTCAATAGCGGTACGAAGGTTATCAAACATGTCTCTAATGGATGCACCATTATAATAATATAATCCTTGGTTATGGCTAAACCAATATACACCATCGTCTGCTTGTGCAACAGCATGGTGGCTTATACAACCAAGACGGTTTGTTAGTTCAACAACTTGAAAGTTGTCACTAGCGTAACCAAAAATTACATACACAGCGTTAGGTTTGAAAACAACTAGTTGTCCTGATACAACAGCCATACCTGTGATACCGTTGCCACCGCCAACGATATCAAAATAGTCATCTTCATCCCAGTTTTCAGGGGCGTTTTCTAATGACCAACGCAAACGGTTTGGGTAATATGTTCCAGCCTCAGTTGTATTAGCAGCCCACATTTTATTAGCATGGACAATAAGATGTTCTGCTGTTGGCATTTTGCGTTCAGAACTAGTAGGGGTTGTTTGCCAAGGATGAGGGTTCGTGCCAGACGCTGTTAAAGAAAACGCATATGTGTCAGTAGTTTTCCAAACATGACCACCACTACCGCTACGACCAGTAGCAAGATACATGCTGTCAGCCCATTGAGCCATACAAAAACCATGAGGACTAGCACTAGTGATGTCCACGCCAGAACTAGACTGCAAAGTTGTAAAGTTGCCACCAGTTGACTTATAAACTTTGGTGCTGTTTGCAAGCAACACTGTTGGTGTTGCGCCGCTAAATGGATACAACTTTTGTGGAGCCCAAGTCCCCGATACTGCCGTTGTGTTTAACTGTCGGTAACCACCACGACTAAATACACCACCTCGTGGGTCAATTTCAACATTCAACATGTCAGGTGACTCAAAAGTTGACAACTGGAATTGGTCTGCACGAAAATTCAATCCACCAGTAAAATCACTTACCTCGGTAATGTTTAATCCAGCCATTATTGGTTATCTTTCAAACCTTGCCCCATGCGTGTCATCCAACCATTAAAAGTTGGACGACCAGTGGTACGACCAGCAGACAACACCAAGTTAGCATGACTGTTTGGTGTCATCACAGACTTGACAGCCAACATAACACCCTCATCAAAAGACCGTTTATAAACATCAGCCATAGCGACATCCTCTAAACGCTGATATACACGGCTACAAGCATAATAAACTAAAGCAAAATGTAAGTTAGCACTAGCGTCAACATTACCGCCCGAAGTAACCCAATCAATAGGTTCACGATAACCACGGACAGTCAAAGTACGAGCATTGTTTGGTTTCGGAAACAAATGGATGTTTCCATTCCAAATAGAATAAAACAATGGGTCACCACTTGTGTCATATGCGCCCACATAGGTGCTTTCAGCCTCATCATGTGAAACCATGTCCAAGCGCAAACCAATACCCGTGTTATCCACAATAGAGACAATCTGTGACATAGGGTCAGCAGTAAAAGCACTAATAGGGTAAGCCCGTTGCTCGGCAACGGTACTAAAAGTAAACGACTTCTCTAGGAAAGTCCAACGCTTTTCAATGTCCAATATGCGGTAATAACCGTCACGAATATAAAGATTTAGCAACGAATCAGGAAGGTCCCCTTCGTCAAGGTCCGTTATGTCTCGTACTGTTTGACGCAACGATGTTGCGGTCATCTGGGCATAAGCCATTATGCCTCCTGTTCAGATTTGATTTTCTTTAAATGCCCTGCACAAAACGACTGTCCACGCACCTTGTTCGCACCACAAGTATCATCGTTTCCAGTGCATTTGTCACCACGACCAATATAAGGTCCACTGGGGGCAGCAATACGGGAACCAGCAACCGCCGAAAGGCGGTAACCAGTCTGAGGGGTTCCATAATAGGCGTGAGCAGGGACAGCGTTATTGTTCATCACTCATAGGGGAATTGTTCCCCAAAAGCATCAACCGCCCTGTAATTGCATCATAAACAGTTCAAGCGGAGAATAAGTATAATCCGTTGAACCACTGTTGGAGCCAGCAACCTGACTACGCAACGGCTTAGACGACCTAAGAGCATCCAGCATCATCTTGGTTGTTTTATCAACATTCTTCAATTTTTTGCCAGCCTTAGCAAAAGGAAAGAAATTCATAGCAGCCCACATAGGGTCCAGTTTCTCAGACTTACCTTGAACCAGTCTTTGCGCCTCACTCGCTGGAGTAAAGAAATCAGCCAAAAACTTTGCTGTATCATAATCATTCTTAACCTTTTGATTACCAGCCTGAGCCAAAACACCAGAATAAGGCGCAGCCTTAGACTGACCACCACCAGCCAAACCCATAACATCCTGACTGGTTATGTTGCCTTCAGCAAGATTCATACCAGCCGCAACCTTAGGTTGCTTCAAAAACTCTAATAGGTCCCCAATATCAAAACTAGGTTTCTGTTTCTTTGGCTTAGCCACAACTACTTCTTGTTGTCTCGTGGCTTCTTACGAGCGTTCTTAGCACGGTTCTCAGCAGCCTTCTTACGGGCATCAATACGGTCAGGAGCATTACGCCCACCAGACTGAGTAAAGTTTTTCTTGCGTTCAGCACGAAGGCGAGCAGCAGTCATAGCGGCAGTTTCATCAGCAGACTGTTTTGCACCCTGACCTTTGAACTTGCTGTCCATGCCACGCAAAGCCTTTTCTTCACGCAAACGCTGTGTAACGCTTTTGGCGTTACCAGCCCGTTCCTTCGCATAACGCTCAGCACCAAGTTTCTTGCTCCACTCAACATTAAGAGCATCCTTACCAGCCTTAGACTTAGAAGCAGAATCCATGTACTGACGCTGAATACCCTGAAGTTCTCTTGCCTGTTTTGTTGCAGCAGGTGTACCCTTCTTCAGCAGTCTTGCAATCTGCTTCCCAAGGTCATCAATAATACCCTTAGGTTTATTAGCCTTCTTAGCAGCCATGTTTAGTAGTCACCCTTGCTGTTACGCAAAACATAATCCTTGTAATCCTTGGTCATACCGCCCTTGGCGTTATAAGGACTTTTCTTATATTTAGGGTCAGATATATCGTTCATACCTTTTTTGACAACCTTCTTGGAGCCTTTCTTGGCTCCAGAAACGGCTTTTTTCAACAAAGGTTCAATGACATCATCAATGCCACGGACATGTCCAACACGGGATTCAATAGCAGGCTTACGCATTTGGTTTCTTCTTCTTAGGCTTTGTCAAACCAAGAGCAGCAGACGAAGGAGCCTTTTTCTTTGTTGGATACGACTTTGCTTGTGCAGTCATACGCTTGCTGGCTGCATTAGCAGCCTTCTTAGCCTTAACTTTACCCATAGCAATAGACTGTGCTTCCTTCTTTTTGCGAAGCGAATCAGCGTTCTGCAAAAATTTTGGAATCTTCAATTCATTTTTCTTTGATGCCATATCAACTACCGTATCCCATCTTCTTTTCAGACTTCTTAGACTTAGCCGACTTAGCCGACTTCTTAGGGTAGTTAGATGTAACTGTCCCTGCCTTAGGTTTAGCGTCAGCATGACTGGATAAAATCTTATATTTAACAGGCATTATTTTGCTCATATATATAGAAATGGTGGGGAGTTTCTGCTCCCCACCATTATCAATTTGTTCCCTGAGGTGGGATTACTTACTTAACTGCACCACCAGAGTTTTTGCGGTACAACTGGATTGCTGATGCTGAAGTTACAACAGCAAGGAATGTTGCTGAAGTACCGTCAAATACGGTCATGTTTCCACCACCCGTGATTGTCCAACCAGTGTTGGTTGTAACAACAGTTTCAAAGGATGTCGCAAGGTTTACAATTGTGAACTCAAACGATGTTCCTACTTCCTCATCTACCAATGCTGCAAGCACAAGTGCGGCAGTTGGAAGGGTAAAAGTTGTATCTTCTGTTGGTGTTGCAACAAACAACTTGCTGGTAAGAAGTTGTGCTGCGGTTGGTGTTGCTGCGTTGGTTACTGCTACTGCTGTAACTTTTTCACTTGCTGCAACATATTCTGCAAGACGGGTACGGTCAATTGCACCATTGTCATTTGATTTTAGTGGCATATCATTCTCCTAAATTTTTGAATTTTGTAGTTTTTTTTATTATGATAATGGGGGCTTGCGCCCCCACCATCGGATTACTTAACTAGGCTGTCTTAGCCGTCAACTTGCCTTGCTTCGCAGCGTTACGGCAGGTGAGGTTACCGTAGCACATGATGAGTGCATAACGGGCATCCAAGTCCTCAGGACGAACAAACTCGGTTTGTGAGAACCACTTGCCTGAGTGACCAACCAAGGTCAGGTACTTGCTGTTCAAGAAGTACACAACACCTGCGGTGCAATGCTCATCGTAAACAACAGGAGCAGCCTTGAACAACAGGTTCTGGAATCCAGCATCTGCGGTCTTGGTGTCGGTGTAACGAAGTTGTGGCTGCAAAAGAGCCTCATACTTTTCAAACAGAGTCTGGGTCGTGAGAACCATGTCTGGGTGGTCGTTACCAACAGAAACGCTGTTGTAACCAGTTGACAGTTGTGCGAGGGTCAACGCTGTTGCGGTGTTTTCCTCGTATGAACGCCAGTACTCGTTACCTGCTGTTGCACGGTTGATACCGCCAACAGTTCCTGAAGCCTCAACGAGGTTTCCAAGACCGTTCCAGTCCTTGCCACTGTTGCCGCTTCCATCGGCGTAGAACATGCGGTTGAAACCTTCACGCATTGATTCCTCAGCCTGCATGATTTTGGCTTCCAACAAGTTAATGATTTCTTGTTCACCGTTGTTCTTGGCTTCTTCAATACCGCTAATTGCGATTGATGCAGCGTACTGCTTCCAATCGTATTCAGCAGCCGTGATGCCAGTTTGTGCGGTCAACGAGATTGAGTCATAACCACTGTACGACTTAACAGTTGAACTTTCACCGTAGATAAGTGGCTCAACAATCTTGGTTCCACCGTTAAGCATGCGGATGCGACCCTTATCCTGAAGGAAGTAGGTCAACGGGCGTGCCGTAAAGATGTTGTCCGTGAGTTGGTCACGATAGTTTGCGAGCGTTGTACTGAGCAACGCATCAAAGTTTGCATTAGACATTATGTTCTCCTAAAAGAATGTAGTAGTTTTTATTTTGCGCCCATAGAACGCTTGGCGGCAGCCCAAGCCTCAGCGACTGATGTAATGGGCTCAAAACTTTCACTAGTTGTAGAAGCCGTAGCGGACGAACCACCCGACACTACACTGGCTTGCCTTTTGGATTCCAACAAAGAGTTTTCTTTCTGTTGTTGGACTTCACGGGCTTGCCGTTCTAGTTCTGCTTTTGCCATCATTTTATCAAACGCAATCTGCTTGTATGTACCTTCCAAATCCGTTGAGTTCAACCGCAAAGCGGATGTAACAACTTCATTGATATTGAAATCCTCATATTTGGACTTTAGTCGTTGAACTTCACGCTCAATTTCCTGTTTGGATTGATAATCCTCAAACGATGCAAGACGCTTGTCAAGTTCCCGATACTTTTGTTCCGTAGGGTCCAAAGAATCAAAATCTTCACCATCAGCAATCATTTCGCTAACAGCCTGACGGCTGATACCGTAATGCTTACTCAATAAGTCAATCGTAGCGGCAGGGTCATTATCTAAAGCCGATTGAAGTGCAGTAGCAAATTGAAACTGTTCTTTTTGCTGTGCAAGTTCTTGCGTCTTACGAGTATAATCTGCTTGGCGTTGATAACCAGCGAGTGCCTCACTTAGAGGTACTTCCAAATCCTCACCATCTAATTTGATTGGAACTCTATAATTAGAATATTCCTCAACAGATAAAATTGGTGTATTCGGGCTTTCTGAAACACCTTCTGTAACGGGTGACCCTTCGGGTTCCACAGACGATGTTGTTACGAGTTCATCACTCATTATGTTATTTCTCCTAGAGTCCTAGTTGGTTGCTCTACATATGAAATTGCTGTTCCTTTATGCCATTGGAGGCATCTGTCCTTGCTGTGCAAGCATCGCTTGCAACATAGCAGGGTCACCAGTTAAGGGACCTACGCCTTGTTCAGCAGGGACAGGAAGGGCTTCTGGAGGCATTGGAGGTGCGCCAGCACCACCCATTTCAGGACCCATAGCAGGTGGGGCTTGTTGTGCCAAGAACTCGTCAGGGTTCTTCACACCAAAGCCCTGCTGTAGTACATAGGCGGCAAGTTTAGCCATATCTATGATTCCTGCACCAGCGAACGGAGCCATAGCGTCAACCATTTGCAATGCCATCTGTCGGCGGAATGATTCGTTATGTGGCTGTGTTGAACCAGCAACTACTTCAAAGTCAAAGTCACCTTCCAAATAGTCACGGTCAAACTGCACCCAAACAGGCTCACCATCTTTGCCAGTAATACGGGCTACCTGTTCACCTGACATATATTGTCTTGCTAGGGCAACCATGCGGCGACCTACTTCGCTGATGGCTTGTTCAACCATAGCCAACTTGTCAGCAGTACGGGCGTTGCTGGCATCTTGTACCAAAGCGGACTCGGTTGCGGTACGGCGAATTTCGCTGGTTCCGCCACGCTGAATTTCTGATACACCAGAAACACGGTCAATGTCAGCAATGATAGTTGAGGTTTGGTCATAGAAATCTGGTGGGTTAATCAAAGCAGGGAAGTTTGCTACAACACCACTTAGGGCTTCGTCACTGATTACTGGGACCATAACATTGTCGTCATCGGACTCCAATGCTTGGCGACCCATATTGTCAAACGCTGATTCCTTATATAGGTATTTGCGTGAATACTTTTTACGGTGATTCATCATTTGGGTTCGGGTTTCATTCAACTCTTTTTGCAAAGGTTCAATGGATTCCAAATCGCCAATAGGAT